TCTTGCTTATCTAACTTCTCATTATGCACAGCAAGAAGTTGTCCCATCTTTACAGAGTTTTCCTGTAGGGACTCGACTACCTTTTCCAGTCGTTCTATTATTGCTGTGTTAATGTTCTCAGCCATGTAGATATTTATTACGGAGTGTATCTTTATCCACAATGATGTCTAAAAGTATACAGTACCGAGGATGTTCTAACCTATTCACTACATGATGAGGTACTCTGTTATAGAAAAACAGATCAACTCCTGTCCTGATCTCATGTTTATCCTCATGCTTAGGAGTTCCAATACCAATGTAACACTCCTCACCAAAGTTTACTCGTACATCTAAACCAATCAATCCTCTGATTAACATGGTATCCTCATCCTCTGGGTCTCTATCTACGTGCCAGTCTATGCCACTACTGGGATCAGTCACACTGATACCTGCTCTTCTTGTGACACCTGCATTACGTAGATACCATGTCAACTTAGGTAGCACCAGAGAGTTCTTCGTATATCCTATACCATCCTCAACTCTGTCAAGTATATTGTCATCAGTGCCTGTGCACTTATACTTCTGGGAAGAACTATCCATCTTGTTCTCACTCAGATACCCTAAGTTACCCCAGTCAAGGGTCGGATCCTCCTCTGCAAATAGACCTGCAACCTCCCAACCCTCGTATGCTTTGTACATCCATTGCTTCTGGTATCTCTTTAGACCATAGTTCCATGGTCTCCATATAAGTTTGTCCTTATTCTCAAAGAACTCCTGTCTTATCTCATCAAGATCATCTAACAACCACTTAAGACGTGGGCAGATCTCTTCGTGTGTCCAGAACTTATCAAACCAAGTCCTACTCACCACCAAAGTCTCCACTTACCATCACATTTCAATCCATGTCCTTGGAATGTAATCCTGTAGTCACCCTTCTTAAAGTCATGACCTAGTATCATCTGATGCATAATCATACCAGAATACCAGAAAGAGTATCCTTCTATGTGTGGAATGATATGAGGTATATACTTTTCTAGATCACCCTCAGCATTGAACAGTTCATCATACTTCCATGGTTGCTCAAGGTTCTTTAGTTTCTTTATTTCTTTAACATATTCTACATTCTCATACTTAGCTATGATATCTCGGTATATCATATACTTGATATCATTTGCTTTCTTATGGTACTTCTCAGGTAAGTTCCACAATGCAATGCCTGCACCACTTTGAGGTAACTTGATGCTGAATGTAAAGCTCAACTGGTTCCTAAAATCTATGTCTTGATATGTTTCCTTGAAGAACTTCTTACCATACCACCACTGTGCATCATAGTGCAGACACCTATGGTGTTTTATATTACTGGTTGCATCATCAAACTCATAGATGTGAAAACCAGGCAATCCAAGACCTTTAGTATACTCTGCTTCACCTATCTCCTTTTGTATCTTTTCCAAGAAGAGATCATATAACCATCCCAACTTCTTCCACAACACACGGTTGTACATCTTTGCTAGTTTGTCATAGAACTTCCAACCGTGGTCTCTAGCATCCATGTATAGTGTAGCACCCATGGTGTAGTAGTGCATGTACGTTTCTATATCATTGTCCTGTTCACCTGTAATCTCAAATGCAGGATGCCAGTTGTTCCTCTGCAACCAGAGTTTTCTCATGTTCAAGAGTTCTATAAAGACACTCTCACATTCTGTAGAAGATAGGATCGGTATCCTATTAAAATCTAAAAATATATTTTCCATACTCCATCACATTTTATACCATGTCCCTGTAAAGTTATCCTCCTATCATCTCCACTCAGTTGATAGCCAGGTATTATTTGGTGTAGTACATGTCCAGTGTGGTAGAAAAGTTTACCAACTTCGTATGGTACTACCATAGGTTTCGTATCGTATATAGGATCATACTTGAGCGACACAGATTCATTTAACCAAAACTCATCATCACCTCTAGGATCCTTCATCATGTTCTTGATAGTCGCATCCTTAGCTACATCATCTTGAAAGTTAAAGTTATTGATCTGGTCTGTATCTAACTCTAACCAATCCCATATCCATAAACCACCACCATTCTTAGGTAACTCTACTGGTAGAGTAAATGATAGTGTGTCCTTGAGGTCAACGTTCTCATATCTATTCCAATAACTCATGTGTTGTTGGTATTGTATATCAACATGCAAGGATGCTAATGGTTTTTCAAACCTCTCTCTACACATGGGATCAGATAACTGATTAGGTTTATGTCCGAACACATGGAAACCAGGATATCCTAACTCATCTACCATCTCACAATCACCAAAGACTGTAGATAGTTTATCTATGAGTATAGTATACAACCATGTAAAATGTTTCTTTAACACAGGGTTCATTACTTCCCTGTGACGGTGGTACTTTTTAATATTCTCACACCCCTCTAGGTATGTGCAAGCACCGACAGTAAAAAAATCCATAGGGTTTGGTGCCCTACGGATCCATACTTTTTCCAGTTTCTCAACTAGTCTGATTGTTTCTATGTTTTGTTCGTCACTTAATACATCAATATAACCAAGCATTACATATTCAGAAATGTAGATAGTATATCTTTACTGTCAGGAAGCATATCCATGAGCTTCTCTTTATGATCTTCAGATAACTGGTTGAACTTATCAATTATAACACCAGCTTCCTCTTGTGTCAATACTAATTCAGTATCATCATAGAAAAAGTATGTTGTCTCATTAGGATTATCACTATCAATCTGCTCACATAATGCTTCTAAGTATACAAGACCCTCAAAGTCTTCTTTCTTCTGCAACTGTGTTGCTAATTTCTTTTGTCTATCCTTTGCCTTCTTCTGATAATCAGATGACTTAGCACGAGATATCATCTGGATCTCTTGCTTTCTATTTGCAGCACGCTTCTCACGCTCTTGCTTCTTCTGAACCTTACGTTTCTGTGAGATAAACTTGTACGCGGACTTAGTGTTGTCTCCACCGCCACTAGGTGTTTTATCTTCCTCTGTAATAACTGCTTCAGTCATTTTCTTTTTCTTAGTTAGACGTTTAATAAGTTGTCGAGCCTGTTTACTCCTACCATCTATGTAGGTAGGATCTCTCCTACGGTGATCCCACTGTTTACCAGCGGACTCCATCTTCTTACGTTTCTTGGTTCTTCTCCTAGAAAGTTTCATGATAGGATCAAAACCGTAGATGGCACCCTTGCCTGTAACTGCGGTGTTAATAGGTCCTGCGTTGGTAGGTGGTCCTCCTTCCATTATAATTGTTTTAACTCCTCTAGGATACAATCATTGACTGCAATCTTCTGTAAACTCTCACTCTCCATCTCTGGATACTTATTGAGAAACATCATGATTGCTTTTATATCTGACCAATAATCTCTTTCCATTTTATAGAAAAGAAGTAATGGTGCAGCATCACCAAAGACATTATATATGATAACAATATGGTTCAAAAGAAGATTGAGTTTGACCTCGGTTCCTTTGTGGTATTTCTTGAGGAGACGTTTAATATATTTAAAACGTCTCATGTCCTCAAAGAAATCTTCTTTCGTAGCCGCTTGTGGATTATCATAATTTTTAATAGCGAAAAGGATATAGTTATCCTCATTCAATTCATCAAATCTCATGCGTCATTATGTTCTGTCATTAACAGTTAGTGTACCAACTGTACTGATCTTCTCGGAACCACCGATAGAGTTGTTGACTACACATCTATACTTAGCACCGTTGTCAGCAGCTGCAGTGAGTCCTGTAAGAGATCCAGTGTTTACTGCAGTCTTACCAGACAAGTTCTTGAAGTTGTTTGAACCTGGCTCTGCTCTCTGCCATTGGTATGTAAGTGATGCACCTGATCCAGTAGATGATGCTCCACTCAATGTGAATGTAGCAGCAGCTGTAGCAGCAGTTGTAACTGTAACGACAACAGCAGCACCGCCACCACCACCAAGTGATGCGTCAGCGATTGTGATTGTCTCGTTGTCAGCGTAACCTGTACCACCAGATACTAATGTGATTGTTGGATCACCATTAGCAGCAACCTCAACTGTGAAGTCAGCACCTGTTCCAGATGCATTACCCGCAGCGTTAGTAACTGTGTATGTACCCTGTGTCCTTGAGCCATCAGCACCACCGTTGTCACTGAACACAGCAACAGCACCTGCAGGTGCATATGTTACTACGTTAGCAACTGTGCCTGGTGTGATAGTAGATGTAATATCTGCACCGATTGTATCATCTGCCTGAGTCTCTGATGCGTTTGCTTCAGGACCTGCGATAGTAACTAGATGCTCTGCCTTATAACGTGTCTTACCATGACAGTCAGTGTAGGTAAAGAACGAATACCAGCCAGGTGATCCAACACCTCTATCTTTGTTTTCTTTTAATTGTGCTTCAGTATCGTCAATGAAGACAATTGTTTTTGCTTGTGAACTTGCAGCGACACCAATACCCGCTTTGGTTTTATTGGCATTACTGTCGTCCTTACCATAAAGCGACATGGCAATCTCCGATTCTAAAAGTTGTCTATGTTATATTTATTCAAGTAGTGCTTTCTCTAGTGCTGCTACTAGTTGATCATCTACCTTATTACCTGACTTAGCAGCTGCCTTCTTAAGTAATCCAATAAGAAATACTTTTAGTTTTTCTTCTAGATCCTCTGGAATTTTATCTACCGCTTTGTTAATTACGTTGATAGCAATAGGAAGTAAAAATTTAGTCATGATTAAATTGCAATTTATATATTATATAGCAGGTTCTTGCTCCCATTTTTCTATAACTATACCCCTTTTTTCTAATTGAGATATAGAATAATCTATAATTACTACAATTCTATCATGAGTTCCGTGGTGTTGAGCCCAGTGCTTGTCGTGATCATGGAAAGCAAATGGTCTGCCCACCTTCCATGTTTTCTTACGTCCACGTACAGATAACCATGCGTCTTCATCATCTATTATAGAGTAATGTAAACGTAATGAATCAATGTCACCAGAGTGAGGATTGATTTTTGTACCTGGTTTCAACTTACTTATGGTACATGACTTAATTAACTGGTCATCTACATCTTCTTTTATAGCATTGTAGAATGTAGGACACAGTTCTTGCATACTCTCAGTCAGTTTAGGTAATACTTCTTGCACCTTCTCTACCGTAGTATTAAATAACTCAACGAATGATACCATCTCGCTGAGTTCAAAGTCTTCTTCTGTTGCGGTAGTACCTACAGCATTGAGTGGCATAGGAATTACCTTCCAGTCACCTTCCCACAGTTGCACTCTACCTAAATTTCTATCCTCTACCCATTGATCAAGAACCCACTCATGTAGAATAGGTTGATTGACCTCCACAAATCTTATGATCTCTGGAATAATTTCTTTAAATTCATTTATAAGATTACGAAATGAGGATAGATCAGAGATCACATCCTCTTGCCAAATTTTTCTCATACACTATTCTACTTCGGGGCACTCCTTCATGCCATGTACTCCACATTTTACACCTTCTCTGCTGTGATTGCAAGCCTCTTGAACCTTTCCAGTCTTCGCATTGACCTTCTTCATAGGTTCGTTAGCTTGCTTACGACCATCGGGATCCTCTAGCTCAGGCATCACCTCGATAGCCGAGGTTACTTTTTTTCAGCAATTCTTCTCCACTCGGAGAACTCCTTGACACAATTAGGAACTTTCTTACCGCCCTTCATCTTAGTTCCCTTTGCCTTGTAACCATCCCAACAAGTCTTAGCACCCACGTTCTTACGTGCTTGCTTCAAACTCTCCTTCACAGACTTCTCTTTACCATAGGTTACACAAGGGTTCTGACCACAACCACAGTTCTTCTCAGAACCTGGTTCTACATCACCCTTCTCTTCTACGTTAAGTGTCTTAGGATAGTCTTTGTCTCCTTTCTTAGCTGGTTTCTCTCCTCTCTTTCTCTTGGCATGAATGTTATCCCAGAGACCTTTTTTCTTACCTTCTTCTACTGTCTCTTCCTTCTTCATTGCCTTCTTGCCCATCGCTTTCTTGATGGCTTTATCTCTGGATCCGAAGTATTCGTCCTTACCAGACTCAACCTTACCGTCTCCATCATAATCTTTCTTTGCCATTTTCTCTTGCAAGTCATCGTCATGTGGAATTGTGTTACCATCTTTATCTTTCTGATGATGCTCTGGCATATTCTTGATAGCAGGTTCTACTAGTGGAGTTTCATCTACTGGTAGTTCTGTACCTATCTCGTCACGATTTCTTTCTGGTCTAGCAGCATGCTCATGCATACCTTCTTTAGTGATTTTAATATCCTCAACAGAAACATTTAACTCTAGTCCATGGTCGAACATAACATCATAGTGTGTTACTGTTCCGTCTTCTAGTAAAGTATGCTCTCCTTTCAGACAATTACCTGCACCCCACTCTGGATGTTCTACCTTAGTAGCACAAGAATGCTTTACCTTTTTAACTTTAGGTTTACCTTCGGTGCCTTTTGGTTCTTCAAGTTTCATGCCAGGTGCGTCACCGCCACCGACACCATCTGCACCAAGACCTTTTACGTCTGTGTTTCCTATCTTTGCAGAATAATCATATCGCCAAGTCTCTTTCATAGACTTGAACTTAGGGTTTAACATTGTTTCAGCAGCTATCTGTGCTAATGTTTTTTCTTCGTGATGGCTCATCTTATCTTTTATTGGGTCTGTTGGAATTGTTTGCTTTACCTTTACCGTGCCCGAAGGTTTCTGCGTCTTCTGGCCTGGTGTAAGCGACATTACATACTCACGATATGCGTCAGTTCCAATCTCGAATACCTCTTTGATGTTTGTAATCCAAGTGCGGAAGGTAGTTTCTTCAGCAGTAAGACACAACACATAGTTAGGTCCTCGACGTAAAATCTTCCCTACTTGTCCGTTCTCAGTAAGAACCCATTCACCTTGTTTATAGACTTCATTCTTATAGAACTTATCTTTGGTGATCTTTGCTTCCGCAACCTTAGTATTCTTTGCGAACTCAGAGAAGGATTTCATTAATATATGTGTACATATCAAGTTTATTTATAAGCCCATTCCTTTTCTAACTTCTTCCATGAGTTCTAACTTCTCTTGTATAGACAGTGTGTTGGGTATTCCTTCCATAAAATTTTTAGTTTTGCCTTCCTTTACCGCTTCTCTCATCTTAGATGCGGACATTCCTGCAGCACCATCTGCGTCTGGATCTCTCTCACCCGCAGATATAACTTTAATACTATTGAATGTATAATCTATTTTATTTTGTTTCTGCAATAACTTGTCAAAGTCTGTCACTCTATCAGATCCAACTACCATCACTATGTCACTATAGTCTTTCATCATCATGTCTTGTGCTACTTTTATAATAGTATTGCAACACGCTGCAGTTTCTATCTTTGCCCACGGAAACATCTTCTTCATTATCTCTACCTTATAATCATAAGGCAATGGGTTCTTAGGTTTTTTAAATGTCTGTGATGGATATATCAAATAGTCATCAGAAGCTGCATTCTTTTCTACTGCTTTGATAAGTTTCTCGTGTCCTATGGTTGGTGGATTAAATCTACCAAATGTAAAGTAACATGTTTTCATTGTGGTTTATCTCCATTGACCCAGTTTTTTTCCACGTTAAAGTTTGCCACACTAAATGATAAACGATCGACCAACTTCACTGCGTTTGTGCCATCTTGTATAGCAACGTAACCTTCTGGTGCAGTTACCTTGTATCCATTCTCTGTTCTAAGGTATGTACCAAACCTCTCACCCTTTTCTAGTTTACGAATGAACATCTCTTTTGCAGATTGTAATGCAGAGTATAGATTGACTGTGCTTTTCAATGCTTTTTCTTGATCCTTTATCATATCTAAACCATCGTACAACTTAGCAAGTTTTGATGCCTTTGCTTTGGGTGTCTTAACTTTATCTGCAGCCTTCTTTACTTCTGTCTCAAAATATTGTTGAAACTCTTTGACAAATACCTTATCAGTAGGTAGTTTTTTACCTTCACGTACGTATTTGTTAAAGAATATCTTTAGTCTAGTACCTATGACTAGTTGATCTTTAGATTTTATCTGTGTTGCTACCTCATCTAAGAATGATGATGCATTTGATAATGATTTTACACTAGATGCTTTTAATTTTTCTAGAGATGACTTCTCATTTTCAGTTAATAATATATCACTACCCAATTGTTCTGTCTCTGCACTTAAAACTAAGACATTTTTACTATTGTTTAGTTGTGATACATCATACCCAAAACTTGCTTGCACACTATCCATACTCTTACCACTATATGATGTATGAAATACCACACCAAGTTTTGCTTTTAATGCTTTCTCATATAATTCATCCTCTTCTGGTATGCAATAGGTTATTGTGTTGGGTTGAAATATTAAACAGTTAGTTCCATTAATTTTTTTCCTCTCTTTATCATCAGTAAACAACAAGTCTCCCTGTGCCATACCTTGTATACCTAATTCTGGTAGATATTTTAAACAGTCTTTTAACTTTGAAGCAAGGCCAGGTGAACTACCGTGGTTGCGATCTATATCTTCCTCTGTATAATTAATTTTTGCATTGACATTGAATACAGATTTTGATCCTACAAAAAATTTCTTAGTGTCTGGATGTGTCCCACAGAATACAGCAGGTGCACCATCCCATTTTGTAGTAATTTTAAAGTTATTCTTCTGTGCTCCTGTAAATACTCTTGCTAACTCATCTAAAAACATAAAAGCATCAGTAGCACCTTGCTCTCCGTCTAACAAGATGCTATCTTCTAAGTGTTCTAGATGGGTATTCTTAGACATTAGAATATCTTTGCGAAAGGACCGTATCTTGTACCCTCTTTCTTTGCTATGAATACCAGATCAGTAGCAAAAGAATCTAACTTCTCTTTTGGTAAACTCAATATCTGATCCAACCATGTTAGCTGTTGCAATTTACTGTTTGCAACATGAGGTTGAGTTCCAAATGTTATGTAGAGATTATCAATAGCTTCATCCACGTTCTTAACGTTGCTAGTTACGTGTGCATAACCGATTACATTTGATATTATAGTTCTATATGCAGACTCCTCTTTCTCAAATGCTGCAGCAGTTTGTGGGTATGAGCTTGAAGACTTACTAAATGTCTTATTATAGTAAGAGGATGACATTTTATCTACCACTAAATCAACAGTTGCCTTTCCTACTCTAGCAGCAGTTGCACCCTTCATGGTAGGTTCATATTTTAGACCAGAAATCTTCTTAGAATCATTTGCTTTTATCTGAAAACTATAAGTACCTTTCTCTCCATTCTCTACAACAAATTTACTATCCTGTGTTCCTAAAGTTCTTATTCCATCTTTGGTAGTTACGGATAAATCACATACAGTATGTAAATATGTCATGTGAATTTGATCCAGAGAGGTAAAGAACTCTTGTGAAGCATTTGATAATTCTATACGTGCATCACCAGATCCTATTTTCTTTAGTGAGATACCATATACAGCAGGCTTACTAGCATCCTTTTTTATGTTATGGAATAAGGATCTCATTACAGAGTTAAACTCATCTACTGTTCCACTCTTTTTAATGATACGATCAATAATTTTTATTGCTCTATCCTCATGCCTAATTAACCAGATGTCAGCAGGATCCCAGTTATCTTTCTTACTAATTTTAAATTGTTTTCCAATGATTTTTGAAATATAATCCATGAAACCACCCTCACGATTATATTCATGAACACTTGGTCTAGAAATTTCACTTAACAGTGCAGACTGTTGCTTATAAAAACTCTCTAACCAACTCATGTCTACAACATCTTGACCATACTCTTGCCATATTTTTAACAACTCTCCATACAATTGCTTATCAGCAGCAATTTCTTTGGCACTTCCAAAGTTTTTATTCTTAGTGATGACATGTCGGAATACTACTGCAGAACCTAACTCTTGCATTCTAGTTATTTGTGCTGCCTGTAACCCTCCTGATGCTCCAGATGAAATTATCTGTACTGGATGTTCTCCTACAATAAATCCCACTCCCTTTTTTGGTTGAGTTTTTGTCTTAGGTATTTTTAATCTTCGGAATTTATTTTCAAGATCCTCTGCACCTGTGAATATTTTATTTACTTTATACGTAGCTATCTTAATTTTATTTTTTCCAGAACCAACCGTCTTACCATTTGCAGTTGGTTTTGGCCATATGAAAGGATCATTTGCTGTATCTGTAAGTACTACATTACCATCCAGTACGTCAAGGATATCTTTTAATATCTCCTTGTCTCTAACTGAGTCATTATACTCTCCTTTATTTTTTACTTTACTAAGGAGTGCTTTTGTGGTTGTTGCTACTTTTGCCATAGTACTATTTAGAATTGCTTCCAATATCGTGGAGGTAATAACCCAGATTCTGTATCTGTTCTATGCTTTAGGGTTAAAACGATGTCACCAGCAAGACTAACTCTTCTATGTTCTCTGGGTTCAGAAGTAGTATAATGTTCGAGAGAACCAGGAAACATAATAAGATGCTCAGGGTATGGTGTGATACCATATCCATCACCGTTGTTGTACTTATGTTCTTGAATAAATTTAAAAGCATCTCCGAACCATTCATTAGGATTTCTTTTATGTAGAACTAAATGATCGCCAGGTGTTTGTATGTAATAAACCCATGATATATGTGCACAAGAGTGGTAGTGCATGGGAAATGATTGACCAGGATCACAGATAGTAAACCATGTCTTTACAAAATTTACCTCAAATATATTTTTTTCTATTGCAAAGTGTTCTAGGTACTCAAATGCTGCCTTCTTTATATCTCTAAAGAAAGGTGCTAGTCTGGTGTCCTGATGAACCAGAACTTTACCATTCAATTCCCCTGTTATTTTACCTGTACTATTATCGAATTTACCATCCTCAAAACTTTTATAAAGTTTAGATAGATGACCAGTTATTTTCTTCTCAAATACTATGAGGGGAAATGCCTGATGTATATTATAAGTCGTCTGCTGCACGGTTTTCTGAATCACCGATGTCAAATTTACCACCAGGATATCTCTTCTCTAATTTCTTGACGTTACCTTTGATTACCTCATCGAAAGATATGTCCAGAGCCATACAAGCTTGTGCCACATACCACATAACATCACCCAACTCAATAATGAGATGCTTTCTATTATCATCGTTCCATGGCTTCCCTTGGAAGACCATCTTTTTAACAATCTCCAAAAACTCTCCAGACTCAGCAGCAAGGCCAACACCAGCAGTGGTAAGGCGTTCAATATTGGCACCCTTTCTGTCAAGTTCAACCAACCTATCAGCAAGATAGACAAAATCCTTACTGGAATCGGATGTGACAGCATCCACGAATAGAGAGTACTTATCAAAATCTATAGTCATGTTCTACACTTTTAATTTAGCAAACTTTTTAGACAAATCTTCTTTCACAGTTTCGATCTCAATGTCCTGATTAGAATCAGTGAGACTATCCTGTGCAGACTGTTCTACATCATACAGCCTCATCTTCGATCTGTCAATGCCCACCACAAACCGCTTGTTAATAGTGGGATCATTATATCTATTCTTCAACTGTTTGACCATTATTTGATTGATTTGTTCTAACTCTTCGGTAGAGATAAGAGCAAACATAAGATCAGCAGTAGCAGGTAGACCAAAGGACTCACTGGTATCGGTAAGATCCACATCACTACTACCATAACCAGAACGAGTGGTCTGAGTAGCAGATACGATAGGTACATTTGCTTCCACTGCAAGTCCTCTAAGTTCTTCTGCGATTGCTTTGATGTAGGAGTAGGAGTTGACATTACCTAATTTTGAATAACGACTTGATGCACATATATTTAAGTAATCTATGAATATTATATCAGGTTTAAATGATTTCTTAAGAGCAAGATCATTGAGCAACGCTCTAAAATGACCCACACTAGCAGCTGCAGTAGGATATTCTTTAATAATTAATTGACCTTGTGTTTTCTTAGCAATTCTTTGTACCTTAGAATCAAACATCATCTTAGGTAACTGATCAAGTTGCTGTATATCTACACTCAATAGGTTAGCATCTATCCTTTCTGCAATTTTTTCTTCAGCCATCTCCAACGTGATGTACAAAACATTTTTACTCTGGAGGAGAACACTACTAGCAACATGACACATGAAGAGAGACTTACCCACACCAGTACCTGCAAGAGCAATGTTGAGAGTTTTGTTAGGTAAACCACCTTTTGTGATACGGTTAAAGAACTCCAGATCAAATGGAATTTTCTCTTCCGTTTGATGGTAGAATTCGTATCGTTCTTCGTAGTCTTCAAGGTAATCGTGACCTATATGGTTATCGAATGAGACTGCTAATGCTTCAGATAATATACTTGGGATAGCACCTGTTGCTCTTTTTTCATCATTACCTTCTGCTATCTTAATACTCTCCATGAGAGCAAGATATACTGCACGTTCTTTACACCATTTTTCAGTTGTATCTAATATCCAATCGTAATCTGATTTCTCATTATCAATATCTCTAATCAACGTCACAATCTGACCATGTTGTTCGTCAGATATATTCTTAAGAGTGCCAACTTCTATCTCTAATGCTTCTTTTGTAGGGATAGCATTGTAGTCTGTAAAGTATTTAGAAATTACCTTGAATAATTCCTTCTCTTTTATCTCTGTAAAGTACTCTGCCTTAATAAAAGGTAGAGCCTTACGAACATACTCTTCATCAAGAAGCAGGTTCTTCAGTACTAAGTTCTCTACCTTGTTCATTTTTATCTAAAGTTACAATTAATGTCAATGTCATCCTTTTATCTGGATGTTGATTGACTGGAGAACCTGTCTCCAAATATGATGGATGTATTATAACATCCCCACTTGTAATGTACAAGCCAGCTGCGTCTTGATACTCATCTAAACCCTCTATTTTAGGGTCAAATGCATTGACCAAAATTTTTGCAGGATGATGAAAAGTATCAGAGGGTTGACCTGCAGGCACTTGTATGTAATGTGTCAAAGTATAGTGACTTGGAAGGGTATCTATGCGTTCAGAACCCTCACCTTGATCTAATACTTTAAGAACTACACCTCTAATTGATGCGTGGTGAGTATCATATGCCTTGAGGTCATGAAGAAATTGCTCCAATATATCACTGTAGTAAGGAACTGTCCATTCTGGTATATCAATTCCTTGGATATAGGGTGAAGGGAGACGCATTGCATCACTCTTATGAACATCAAAAAAATAATCTAAAAATTCTTGATTGTTATCAATGTGATACTTACGAATGGGTGTAGAAAATAGGTCGTCTCTCATGATCCATACTTAAATTCTTGACCTGCAGCCCAATCTAACTTCTCCATTATTTCTCCCGTGAAATATTTCTCTGGATCCTTAAGTATTGCAGAAGGATATACGCTACTATCACCAACAATGATCCTATTTCCTTTACGCTCAAAGACTCCATATTTTTCTCCTAGTTCTAACAGTCCATAATATTTGTCAAGACCTCTAGCATCATAGTACAACCTAGTAGTTACGTCAGCATTTTCTCTTGTTAGACGAGACTTTGCTGCCTTAGCTTTGACAAGATTTCCGATGACATCTTTACCGTCTTTCTCTTTTTTCTTCGAGAGGTAAATGATCGTACTAGCAGCGTACTTAAGACCACTACCGCCACCCATCTCTTTGGTTGGGACGTAAGCACCGACAACATCGTAGGTGTGATTTGTGACAAGTAGTGGGACATTTGCTTTACCTAATTTTAGTGTAAGAATACGGAAGATTGCCTTCACAACTTGTGCCCTAGTCATGTCACGGGTGTCTTTACCCTCTGCACTGTCTGCTAGTTCTTTAGATGTTGAAAGCATTCCTAATGAGTCTAACACAAACATCATAGGTTTGCGGTCTTTTGTGTCCAATGCGAGATATTTATCTAATATTTGTAATGCCTGTGTACGAAACTCTTGTACAGTAGTAACAGGAACTAAGATCATACGTGAACCATCTATGCCACGTTCGTCTATCATGTCCTTAGTAACTGCAGCCTCGGACTCAAAGTATACAACACCTGCATCAGGGTTCTCTTTGAGATAATTCTGTACTATACCCATACAGAAAAATGTTTTACCAGTGCCACTTTCACCTGCTAGTGCAGTAATTTTGTTAGATGGTACACCTTTATAGATTGATCCACTAACAAGGGCATTAAAAATATATGATCCCGTATCAACAAACGATTCAATATCACCTACACCTCCCTCTGATAGAAGACCTGCGTAGTCATTGTCAATTTCTTTAACAATACTTTTTAAAAATGATGAAGTCATGCAAATAAAAATTCAAGATTAGATACTCTCTCTGTTTCCCATCCTATCACATTTGTGATGATTCGTAAAGGGTCAAGAAATGCTTTTTTAAATTGGGCATCACGATCTATCTGCCCTTCCACTCCCAGTTCACGTGGGAATGTATTGAGGAAAGAGATTACGTTTTCATTACTGATTTTGTTTGGTCGTCTAAGATAGATATACTTTATTTTTTCACCCTCTTGAACTAGCGGATACTTGTACTGGAGTTTGTTCTTTGCGATATAAAAATTATAAAGCAAAGTTCCACGAACATGTAGAGGGGTGCCCTTTGTATACACGGTTCCTGACGCTTTAAATTTGCGTAGTCCATTGACTGATCTAGGAAATGCTATGTCTTCAGGCGGTAACAAATTGAATTCATCCTTGAATCTATCTATAAAGGATATTAGATCCTTTTCTGTGCCATTCATCATGATATTAATAGCATCTTTAATAGCTTTTCTACATGGTGCAGGTGTCGAAGATTTAACTGCTTCGATCCCCATCATTTTAAGCTTTGGTTTGTTGTATCTTACACCTTCTGAGTCCCATACATTGAGCATATATCTTTTCTTTGCTGTCCAGATACCACTCGATGCAATGTTCTCACGTTTCATGATCATTTTCTGGTCATAGGCACTGACGTATTCTGCCAGTTCTTCATAAGAACTTTGAATATAAGGCTCAAGTTCCATTTCACTGACCTTGTTAAGGAACCCAACAACGCTCTGATCAGTTTTCTCTCTCCCCTTGTATACAGTCTCGACCAGAGGACCCATATTGAGGTAGATACTATCAGTATCACTAGCAATAACATAATCTTCTCCTTTTGTTTTCAGTACCTTGTTGAGGTACACATTCATTTTGTCTTCAATCCATCTAATACTGAACTGACCACCATACGTAATTGCTTCAGCATTACGTAAATTATAATATCTAAAGTATTGATTACCAATAGCACCATAGGCACTGTTAAGTTGGATCTTACGTGCCATTTGAATGTTGTTAAATTTACTAATATCCTTCTCTAATTTTGCAGATGGATTTCTTTCATACTCATCCTTTGCCTTGAGCATCTTTTTCTTATACAACGTGCGTTCATTGTATATTTTTTGCATGATCTCAGGTAAGAACCCATGTATATCCTTACGATATTGTGCACCATTAGGGGCTACACAATATTCTCCAGTTATCTTGACCGACTTCGCGAGGAGTTTATCAACTGTAGCGGATGGATGCCTTGTTTCAACGAGGGTTTCTGGGGAAATATTATACTGCATAATGAGGTGAGGGTACAGACTATTGAGGTCAAAATTAACCACCCAATTATAGCGTCCTGGTATCGGTTCCTTGACATATGCACC